ATGGCAGATTCAAATCTTACTCAATCTCAAACAATCCGATTAGCGCTGCTGGCAGCAGTCAGTTATGACACGGCCGCTGCAAAAGAGGCGATCGACTTTGTGCAAGATGACCCGCTAAAAAACTCACTCTTTATTCAACAACTAAACCGCGTGACAACCGAAACAACCCCAGTAGCACGGGCAATCAAAGCCGTGCAAGAAGCCACAGAGGCATATGCATTGTTTGGTACCTCGACCACCACTACCTCGTCTACTGCATCGTCCTCTTCAACAGATTTAGGGTCCTCGAGTAGCACGACCACTATAGCGTGATAATTTATAAAATTCTGCAAAAGGCATTCAATCGAAGAGTGCCTTTGATAGAGGGGAATAAATTTATTATTACAAAACATCCATCTATTGAGTAATTACTCTGCAGAGCCTAGAGGCGTTCGGTATCGAAATAATTTGATGTGTAAGAATTAAAGGTGATTGTTTATTAGGTTCCCAAACTGCCCTGAATTCGTTTTGATATTCAAACTCAGCATGCTTTGTCATAAAAGGAAATCGACGATCGATGACATCATAGTTAGTTTCTTTTCCAGAATAATCAACTAATCCAGAATGCATAAGGGGCCCCGCCATATTTCTAAGAGCTCTCGTAATTCGATTAATAAAAATATCATGCTGTTTGATTTCAATGCATGTGTCATAACCCATTTTTTTCATTGCTATTAAATCAGGGGTTGTTGAAAAACACATCACATACATATCTTTAGACTGCCATATAAATTGACCACTGAAATCTCCTATGACCTCACCACCTGTGAAATCACCCAAAAGCTCATTAGGGAACACAGAACCAAGACCGAAGTTACGCTTCTCTATATTAGTCATATCGGAAAATGATTTTCCTCCGCGGATCTCAATCTGGCTATAGGAGAAGCCCTCATGCTCATCTGAGACGCCTGGCTTATGTTCAGCCCTCCTAAAATCATAAAGGGTTCCAATTCTCAGGGATCCAGTATCCATGAATTTGTCAGCCCATTCTTTATTCATAAACTTATAGAGCATAAGTCTCCTAAGGTTGCTAATGGCACTCACCGACAAACAAGAAATGTTCTGTCGCGAGTACCTCATTGATTTGAACGCCACGCAAGCGGCAATCAGAGCGGGGTACAGCGAAAAGACTGCCCGCGCTGCAGGATGCGAGAACCTAACAAAACCTGACATCCAAAACAGAATTGCTGAACTTAAAGCCGAGCGCAACGAGCAAGTGAATATCGATGCTGCTTATGTGTTGCGCCGCTTGGTTGAGATAGACCAGATGGATGTCCTGGATATCTTGAAGGATGACGGCGGCATCAAAGCTATCAGTGAATGGCCTAAGGTATGGCGAACTACGCTTAGCGGCTTCGATATCAATACCAGCATCACCAACTTCGATGAAACGACCATCGAGAACATACTCAAAAAGATCAAATGGCCTGACAAGGTGAAAAACCTCGAACTGCTCGGTAAGCACATCTCAGTGCAGGCATTCAAAGAGCAGGTTGAGCAGAAGGTCACAGCGACGCACAACGTTATGCCTGTCCCGTCCTGCGACAATGTCGATGATTGGGAGAAAGCGGCCCAGAAGCAGCAGAGCGAGGTCCTTAGTGGATGAATTACAAAGCCGTATGGAAACCACTGCCAGGGTCGCAATCACTGTCCCTGAGTTGCCCATGCAACGAGATACTGTATGAAGGTACTCGCGGGCCGGGTAAGACAGCCGCTCAGTTAGCGAGATTCCGGCGGCTGGTCGGGCTTGGTTATGGCTCGTTCTGGCGTGGCGTCATCTTCGATACCGAATACAAAAACCTTACCGACATCATTACCCAGTCAAAGCGTATGTATCGACTGTTCAATGATGGTGCTCGCTATCTGGCTTCGGCCTCTGAACTGCGTTGGGTATGGCCGACAGGTGAAGAGCTGCTATTTCGCTTCGGGAAGGAGGAGAGCGACTACTGGGACTACCACGGGCAGGAGTTTCCGTTTATCGGCTTCAACGAGTTGACCAAGCAACAGTCATCTGAGTTCTACGAGATGATGTTTTCTTGCCGCCGGTCATCATTCCGGCCTGAGGATTACCCCTTAGACGATGGTTCGCTGATCAAGCCTATCCCGTTGGAAACATTCAGCACAACCAACCCATTCGGCATAGGTCACACATGGGTTAAGAAGCGCTTCATTGAGCCAGCTCCGCGCGGGACCATTATTCGAGAGACACAGAGCGTATTCAATCCGCAGACTGAGCGTGAAGAAGACGTGACGCTAACGCGAGTCGCGATTCACGGCTCTTTCAAAGAGAACCCGTATCTCGATCCGCAGTACATTGCGACCCTGATGGCTATCAAAGACCCGAACCGTAAAAAGGCTTGGGTTGAAGGCTCGTGGGACGTGACCAGCGGCGGGCGTTTCGATCACCTGTGGAATGAGTCACTCCACGTCATTAAACCGTTCCCTATCCCGAGCAGCTGGATTGTCGATCGGTCACACGACTGGGGCGAATCAAAGCCATTCTCTAACCTGTGGTGGGCAAGAGCGGACGGCACAGAGGCAACGCTGCCAGATGGCCGCAAGTTCTGCCCGCCAGCCGGTTCGCTGATCCTGATTAGCGAGTGGTACGGCTGCCCGCCGGGAGAGCTGAATAAAGGCCTCAACATGTCATCGACCAACGTCGCCAAGGGCGTTGCGTGGATTGATAAACGGCTAGCTGGCGAAGATGTTAGTGAGCCAGAAGAAATCAAAGAAGCGGGCGAGACGCTCGGTCAAATGAACATTATCCCCGGTATATGCCAAGGGGTTGAGCCGGGTCCGGCTGATGGCGCTATCTACAACACCGGTGATAACGAGCAGTCGATTGCTGACAAAATGGCAAAGCAGGGTGTCACATGGGTACCATCAAACAAGAAGCCAGGCTCTCGCAAAAATGGCGCGGCAATCTTTGCCGATATGCTCGAAGCAGTAATCGAAGGAAAGAAGACTGAATCTGGGATGCCAGAAAAACCGGCCTTCTATGTATTCGAGCATTGTCGAGGCTGGATTAGCCGTATTCCTGTTCTTGTTCGCGATTCAAAAGACCCCGATGACGTAGATACTTCACAGGAAGACCACGATTGGGACGGCACCCGTTATGAAGTCCTCCACGAGCCTAAACAGGTCGGCGCAATATTCTTCTAAGGAGCAATCAGTGAGTGAATTAAGCAACGGGGAACAATTCCTCGTTAATGCCCTTGCTGATGCAATCGGGCGTCAGCGCATGATATACGCTGGCAAAAACGGGAACACAAAGCGCACGAAGCTGTGGGACGAGTTTGGTTATCCCGAGCAGGTGACATTCGACATGCTTTATCGCGCCTACCGTCGAAACTCCGCTGCGTATGCTGGCGTACACAAAACGCTGGATTCATGCTGGGTAGATAGGCCGACTATCATCGAAGGCGAAGAGGCAGACGAGGCAAAGAAAACAACGCCGTGGGAAAAGTTAGTCACTGCGTTGCTTAAAAAGCATTGGGCGAAAATCAAAGACGCCGACCGGCGCAATTTAGTGGGTCGATATTCTGCGCTTCTTATCCAGGTTAAAGACGGATTGGATTGGAATCAGCCAATTGACACTGAGGCGGTCGGACGATTGGGCGTTGCGGCACTTGTGAAACTTATCCCTGTGTGGGAGTCACAAATTAAGCCGGGCAACTTCGACACTGATAGTCACTCTGAAACTTACGGCCAGCCTGTTGATTATCAGTTCAACGAGCAACCGGTTGGTGACGACGGCACATACGGACCAGCCAGAAGTATCACCGTGCACCCTAGCCGAGTAATTGTGCTAGCTGAGGGCTCAGAGGATGAAAATATCCTCTCTGGCATTCCGCTTAATGAAGCTGGCTATAACGATCTGCTGGATATAGAAAAATCCAAGGGTGGCAGCGCAGAAGGCTTCCTTAAGAACGCTAGTCGGCAACTGGGGATAGCATTCGATAAAGAAACAAGCATGCAAGCGTTGAATACTGAGGCGGTTAAAGGCGGATATAAAGATATTGGCGATGCCTTGAATGACAAAATAGCCAGAATGAATAGAGGGACAGATGCCGCCTTGGTAATGCAGGCAGGTCAGCCTTCCGTGCTTTCTGTCGCGCCAGCTGACCCAACACCTACCTGGACAGTCTCGGCTAATAGCTACGCTTCAACCATCCAGTGCCCATTCAATATTCTCTTTGGTAAGCAGACTGGATCGCTTGCCTCCACTGAAGATAAAACAGCATGGGCGGGAACCTGCAATGAGCGACGCCAGGGGTTTCTAAAAGATCTGATTGAACGCGTTATTCAGCGCTTCTGGGAGGTTGGCATTATCGCTCAGCCAACATCAGGTGAGGTTTCGGTAACTTGGTCAGATTTGCTCTCACCAGGTGACACAGAGAAACTTGCCAACATGGGCGCAATGGCAGATGTTGCACAGAAAACACAAGCCGCCCTTGGACGCTCTGCGATTACCGAGAACGAAATCAGGCAGGCTGGAGGTTTCGAGCCAATACCAGAACTTGATGTTCCAGACCCAAATAAACCGCCAACCGGAAAGGACCCGCTCAATGACGACCAAAGCGACGATCCGAACGCCGGTAATACCCCGTAACAAAGCCGACCCCACACAGTCAGCCCGGCAGGTTGGGCGCATGTTCAATGATATCGATGAGCGCTATCTCGGCATTAAGCGAGACCTCAGGGCGCTGTTCGACATGCAGCTGACTGGCAGTGTCACGCAGACCAATAGCCAGCTTGGTTATATGGCCTGCAACAATGACGAGGGGCCAGCAACGCTCTATCAGGTCAATATCGGCAAGTACATCTACGACATGACAGCCCGTAAGCTCGCCAACCTGCTGCAAAGTGTCCAGACGATTCTGGATAACTGGCTGCTAGAAGGTGGTGAACAGAACGTATGGGCAATGGGTTATGTGCAGGACGAGTATGAGCGCGGCACACATCTGGCCGTGTCTAACCTGTCCGTTCAGTCGTCGATATACGAACAACAGGTGTCACTGGCTGACCGACTGTCATCACCAGCTATTCAAAACCAGATTGCCAGCGCGCAGGTGGCGACGTATAGCGACTGGAAGGGCATAAGCGACAAAGCTCGCGCCGACCTGGCAAACGTCATCACTGATTCAGTGGCTCGCGGCATTAACCCGCGAGAGACGGCGGCTATTGTCAGTAAACGCCTTGATGTTTCTATGTCTGCAGCTAAGAACATTGCCCAGACAGAGCAGGTTGGGGCATTGCGCGACGCCCAGCGCACAGAAACGGTATGGGCGCGTGATTCGCTAGGTATTAACACTAAGATGCTGCATCTGTCCGCGCTCAAGCCGACATCTCGATCGTGGCATGTTGCCCGACACGGACACACCTACACGCCTGAAGAGGTCGAAGCTTGGTACGCAGAAGATGGCAACCGCTATCACTGCTACTGCTCGCAGATACCGGTTGTGCTAGATGATGACGGGAATATCGTTAATCAGGGCATGGTCGAGAAACTCACCAAAGAACGTCTAGCATGGCTACCAGCAGAGAAACCAAGAAGTCGCAGTAAATAGCGGCTTTTTTTGTGCCTTAAATTCACTAATGAGGAACAGTCGTGAAGCGCTCAAGCATCCACGTCAAATCCCTCGCCATCAACGCCGCAAACATCTCAATCGAAACTATCGACGGTGACGAACATTACGTTATCCGAGGCGTCGTGCCTGTCGTAGATGACGTTGTGATGAACGGTGGCTTATATCCGGCTGAGGAAATCAACAAAGCGTACCTGACTATCGAGGGCAACAGCATGCCTGCCGGTCACCCTAAAATTGGCGGCGAATATGTGAGTGCCAATCATCCTCGCGCTGTGAACAAATTCCATATTGGCGCGTGGGCCGAGAATGTCCGTAAAGACGATGGCCGAGTCATCATGGATGCCAAAGTCAATAAGCGCTATGCGAATGCCACTGACAATGGCAAGCGATTGATCGAGCGTCTTGACGACATGATGACCAATGCTGATGCCGACCCCATTCACGTTTCAACAGGTCTGCTGCTGAGCCGTGAGGCGAATAAAGGCAAGTCCAAGGGGAAAAGTTACTCCTGGGTCGCCAGAAACATGCAGTTCGACCACGTAGCGATACTGCTGGACGAGCCAGGTGCAGCAACGCCAGATGACGGCGTGGGCATCTTCGTAAACGAGGACAACTCCACGCAAGAGGTTGACGTTGAATCGGTAGAGCTGTCTCAGGCATCCGACTGCACACGCGAGGGGCTGCTCAACAAGACTAAGTTCTTCTTCACCAATGCATCTAACTACTCGTTCGATGACATCCAGAGCGCCCTGAGCCAGAAGTTACGTGAAGGTAAGCCTGATGACTTCTATGCGTGGCCTCAAAGTGTTTGGCCGGACAAATTCATCTACTCCCAGTCTGGCAAAACCTATCAACAGAAGTACCTGATCGACGATGACGGCGAGGCTGAGTTCGTCGGTGAGCCTGTAGAAGTCGTGCGCAAACCCACCGAGTACGAAATTAAAACTAATGGAGAAAGTGATCCCATGAAAGAACTAATCATCAATGCGCTCAACGCCGCTGGTAAGCCGACTGAAGGCAAGACCGATGCGGAATTGATGGACGCCTTTAACCAGATGAAGGCTGAAGAAGCTGACGCCAAGGCGAAGAAAGATAAGCCATCAACGACCGATGAAAGTGAAATCGATCCGGTGACCGGCAAGCCGAAGAAAAAAGAGTCGGCAACTAACCATGATCAAATGCCTGCTTGGGCCGTATCTCTTTCTGAAAAGGTCGAGGCTGTAGCCAATAGCCTTAATGCCAACTCTAACAAAGAGAAAGGCGATAAACGGGCTGCGGTTAAGGCGAAGTTTGGCCTTGAAGATGTGGCCGTGAATGCGCTCGATGGCGCTGCACTTGATGGCCTGTACGCTCAGTGCCAGACCTCCACCGGCCTTAACGGTTCATTCCGCCAGGTCAACTCATCTCAAACTTTCAGCGAAATGCCGGAGTAAATAATGGCTAAAGATGGAAAGCACACAATCCACGCCGGTGGCGTATTCCCTAATCCACTACTGAACCGTGAAGGTGCCGCTGTAGTTGATACTCTGCCTGGCACCGTAGGCTTTTTCAGCGTAACCGACAAGTTCACCGCATCCGTCGCCGGTGCTGAATCAGCGATTAAGTACGTGGCAAACAAAGACTACCTGCGTTGCCTGGGCGTTGATGACGTGATCACCACCGGTAACCTGGTGGTTGGCATCCAGCCGCTGCCTGGCATGTTCCTCAATGTTCGTGCTGCTGCCGGTACTTACGTTAAAGGCCAGCCTGTTGCACTGGCAAATGGTCAAATTACTGCCGTGGCTGACGACGCCGCTGTATTCGCTTATATCGAAGAAGATAAGTCTGTCACTGCGGTGGCAGGTGATCTTGTTCGTGTTGTGTTCAAGTAAGGAGCACTGAATGTTTGTATTCTCAAAAGCCCTCGGCGAGAAGACCGGGAACGCAGAAGTAAACGCATGGCAATTCGCGAATCTTCAACGTGAACGTCAGGCTAACGCCCAGTCCGTTGCTGATTTCATCGCCCGCGCCAGCATTGGTGAAGATGGTCAGCTCGACGCAGTAAACGCAGTGGACGATATACGCCGCCTGTACCGCGCTTTCGATACCACTGTATTGCAGCAGTTTGAGCCGAACACTGAATTCACTCTACTGAACGACCTGATGCCGCTCTCACGCTCTGTGCGTCTTGAGCAGTCTCGTTATGACTATGCCCGTACAGGCGGTAAAGGCTGGGCGCATACTTCCATGAGCGGCCAGATTGGCGCAGCTCTGGATGCTCGCACCTATACCTTTGACGGCACGATGGTCCCAATCCACGACTCAGGCTTTAAGTTTGAGTGGCGTGACCCGATCTTCAATAGCCCATCCGCGCTTCAGTCACAAGGTGATGCTCAGCGTGGCTCTGTTGAAGATGTTCAGCGTAAGTTCGTTGACTACATCTACAACGGTTTCCGTGATAAGGCTGGCAACTTCGCTTCCTTTGACAACCTCACCTGGAAAGGTCTGAAGGATGATGAGCGCGTTGCGCAGATTGATTTGGGTGCCTCTGGCCTTAATATCGACTTCTCATCAGCTTCTGCGACATCTCAGCAGATCCGAAATGGCGCTATTGCGCTGCGTGACCAGTTGCGCCGTATCAACAACCAGTACGCTAATCAGACCTGGTACGTGTCCGGCGAAATCATGTCCAACTTGGAGCGTTATTTCTCCGACAACTACCAGTCCGGCACCATCCTGGAAGAAATCCTGAAACTCAATGGGATTAGCGCGATCAAGGAAGACAGCCAACTCAGCGGCAACGAGATTGTCATTATTCCTCTGGGGGCAGGTGTAATCGCACCGATCGTTGGTCAGGGCGTCGGTACTGTTGCCGACCCCCGTCCGTTCTACAACAGCGATTACATTTGGCGCACCTGGGGTGCAATGGGGTTGATGGTTAAGCAGGACATCAATAACAAATACTCCGTCATTCACGCATCGAGCTGAGGATAAATCATGGCACTGGTAGAAATCGTAGCAAGTAATCTGCACGCCGGTGCCAACCTCGCGAAGTTGGAGGTTGGTTCCGTTGTTGAGGTAGATGATAAAACGGCTGCACGTTGGATTAGCTCCGGTAAGGCGAAAGAAACCGACAAGAAGAAGGGCGTCAAGCTCACTTCTTTTGAGGTGGCAACGCCTGCGGCCGACAATAGCGAGCTTCAGGGAAAGCTTGATGATGCTTTGGCTCAAATCCAAGTCCTAAATGATGCTGCCACTGCTAATGAGCAGAAGCACGCCACCGAGTTAGCGGCGGAGAAGCAACGGGCAGATGCCGCAGAGCAAGCCCTGGCAGAAGCAACCAAAGGGAAATAACGATGGCAGCCCAAATCACCCTTACTGATGTGAAAGCGCTTATGGCTGAGTTGGGCTTCACGGTTCCTGACGTGGTGCTGAATCTGCTTATGACGAAGGTGTCAAAGTCCGATCCATGTTTGGACGGGGCAGGCTACGACGATGAGACGCAAACGCTGATGAAGCTGTATGCGGTTGTTCGTTTGGCTGCCCTGTCCGGGGCGCGGAAGTTGTCTTCCGAATCGGCACCCTCTGGTGCTTCCCGGTCATTTTCCTATGATGCTGCGGGAACCGATGGCCTGTATCAGCAGATCCTTGACTGGGACACAAGCGGTTGTCTTTCTTCGCTAGGTCTGGCTGGTACGGTTGTTGGTTTCTTTGATGTCGTGGGAGACTATTGATGAATTGGATCTCCGTCACTGAAAGACTGCCCAAGGCTCTGGTTCGCGTCTGGGTGCTTACCGATGCCGGAAACCAGACAACGGCCTACCTGAAGCGTGACGGCTCATGGTTCATCTTCTGCCGGAAGATTTCAGCCACTAATCCGACGATCGAGAGGTGGCGGGAATGAGTGCGACGGCAAACTGGAGCTATACAGCAAAATGCACCATTTGGCGCAGGGACACCTCATCACCGGCGAGCGAATTCCCCAACTCAGCGGCTTACCTGCCGCCTGAAGTCATCATGTGCGATTACCAGGGTGGCCTGTCGAAAAAGGTCGGCGACGTTGGCTCTGAGAAGGTGGTGAAGAACACCATATGGACAGAGTACGCGCTGGCCGATATGGGCGACTTCATTCTAATCGGCGAATCATCCGAGTTGGACCCAATAGCCGCCGGAGCTGACGGAGTGATGGCCGTTATTCGTTACGCAGACACCTTTGACCGCGTTGCCGACGATTACGCCATTATTACTGGAGTCTGATATGGGTATCAAAGTTCGCGGTGTGCAGGCTTCCAAGGCGTCACTGGATGCCTTCATCTCTGATGTGCAGGGCAGGCGTGCGCCTAGAGCGGTACAGTCCGCATCCATCATCATCGGATCAGAAGCAGCCATTATAACCCCGGTTGATACCTCGTTCCTGCTCAACTCCCAGTTTCGAGAGTTGATGGTGAGTGGTACGCGGATCACTGGCCGGGTCGGCTACTCTGCTGAATATGCGGTGTACGTTCACAATATGCCCGGAAAGTTGAAGGGTAAACCGCGTGCGCACTTCGGTAAAACTCGTGCCGGTAAAGAGTTCGGCGGCGGATCGTTGACGGGGAACTATTGGGACCCCCACGGCGAGCCTCAGTTCCTCACCAAAGGCGCTAAAAACGCGATGGAGACCGTGCATCAGGTCGTTCTTAAGGAAATGTCCAAATGAACCCCTCAATGCACATGCGCGTGCGTAACCTGTTTGTAAGTGCTGGCCTGACGACTGGCTACACGACCCAGATGTTGCTCTGGCAGGACACTGGCAAGGGCGACGAGCGGTTTATCGTCTTCCGTCCAAATGGTGGCAGCAACATCGACCGAGACGTTGGCGGTCAGTATTACATCCTGGTCGATCTCATCACCGGAACCGGCAATGGTGAGGCCGCGAAATCGGAAACCGACGTGCAGGCTATCATCGATTATATCCAGAAGAATCCCACAACTGATCCCTGTGTTGGTCAGATCACCAACATGGGCGGCATACCGTCACCTGTACTCAGTAACGAAAATCGACTGGTCTGGCGACTTCAGTTCGCCTGCCTGTTCGGCTAATACTTAAACCAAATCCAACAGGTCGCCATTCGGCGGCCTTTTTTTTGCTTAAAAGAGGCTAAAGATGGCTCAATGTGATAACGACAACAGTAAGTTGTTTGGCCGCGTCGTCATTCTGGAGATTGCGGACGGCTGCTCCGACGTGGTTCCAAGTGAAGATGAGTTTATGCTCCTGGCTGCTGGCACCAGTAAAACCTTCGACTTTAACCCGAATTCAACCAACTCATCAGCCGACGACACCAAAGGCTACGTGGAAAATATCGTCACCTCTGCGGACCTCACCCTGAAGTTTGAAGGAGAAGTGCGAGTTAACGATAAGGCCGATCAGTACGGGGTTTACAAATTTATCAAGGCATTCGCCGCTGAGATTGCCGCTGGTCGTCAGCCTTCCTATTGGGTAAGGATGATGTTCGGACAAATTAAGATCCAGGCATATATGGTGACTACCGCACTCAGCAATGACGGCGGTACCGATGATATCGTGACAATTTCCACCGAGTTTAAGGTGGCTGATGGCTCAACTGTGACAGTGGCAGATATTGATGATGATATCGCTGTAACCGGCGTGACTGTCACACCAACTACCGCGAGTATTGCCGTTGGTGCCACCCGCCAACTGACTGCTGCCGTTGCGCCGACCGATGCGACCAACAAAGCCGTTACCTGGTCATCTTCTGATGTCACGAAGGCCACGGTCAGCTCCACCGGCCTGGTGACTGCCGTTGCAGCAGGCACTGCCAACATCAGCGCAACCAGCGTAGATGGTGCGAAGGTTGGAACCAGTGCTATCACCGTCACTGCATCGTAACCAATACAAAGGCTGCCCTTGGGTGGCCTTGATATTGATTATGGGGGATATATGACACCACTAAGGGAAATCGGCGAGTGCGTAATCAGCGCTGGCAACGAGGATTACTTTTTCCGGCCATCATTTGCAAACATGACGCGCATAGGCAGTCCACAAGAGATTGTTCAGGCATACGGCGATCTACATAACGATGAGGTCAAGAAAATGACGCTGGGTTTGATAGCGTCGATTGGATGCCTGCCAGTGTGGTTTTTGCGTTACGCAGACACCTGCTCAGGCGTGCAGCGTGCGCTTGTGGCCGCCATGAGCATCATGTCCGCCTGCGCTGACCGAGACGTTACGAAACTGACTGGCGAGATTATCCCTGCCAAAACGCGAGGACGTTCATTCCGGTGGAAAAAGGGCGCTATGGAGCTGCAGGATATCCTGCTTATTGCATCCTCGCTCATTACCCACGGCGTCATCGGTAAGGCCAAGATAAGGCAACTTCAGCGGCATGAGTCGAAGCAGACAACCAACGAGTTTAAAGCGTTCGACTACATCAGTGCAGCCCGCACACATTTTAAAATGAGCCGTCAGGATGCAGAGATGCTCACCATGACCGAATTCATTCTGTTGCTCAACGCGAAATACCCTAACCAGCAGGGCTTCACCCATGAGGAATATGACGCGGTTGTTGATGATTACTTTGCCAAAAAAGAACGACGCTTGAAAAAAGCGGCAGTTTAAAAATTCAAGCCTCGCCATTGTGCGGGGCTTTTTTATATCCGCAGTAAATCCCCGCGCATCGCAGCGCATCACACACAGAACCTTTCAGGATGACCCTTGAGGATACCGGTTGGCTATCGGTGCCTTTCTGTGGGCCGGATTCCTGTGCGAACAAGGTTCATCACTAAAAGGTAATTACCGAAATGCAAAAGCAAATTGCAGCAATCGACTTTCGTGACATGGTTTCAATTTCAGGTGAAAGAATTATCACCACCTCAAGAAAGGTCGCTGATTACTTTGGAAAGCAGCACCATCACATCATCCAGAAAATAGAAAAACTGGATTGCTCAGATGAATTTCTAACCAGCAACTTTTCGCGGGTTACCTATGAACACAAAGGTAATCAGTATGTTGAATATGAAATTTCCCGTGATGGGGCTATGTACATCATTATGTCATTCACCGGGAAGAAAGCTGCGGCAATCAAGGAGGCGTTTATCAAGGCGTTCAACTGGATGCGTGAAAAGCTGCTGGAAATTTCTCATTCATACCAAAAAGAGCGTAATGATCTCATGCTGGAATACATGAAAGAAAAGGACGTTGCCAGTATGTCAGGCCGATTACTTAACCGATGGGGAAGGGTGAAGAAGCCACAGTTACTGGCAAAAATGGAACGACTTGAGCAACAGGGGCAAGTTAGTATTCCTGGCCTTATAGATAAAGCAGCATGACCATCACAAATCGTCGAAGCAGCCCACTTGGGTGGGCTTTTTAGTTAATGGCGCTTTTCGTAATGATTACTTGTTCTGGCGTTACGGTATGATCCGCCTTTGTGAGATGAGCCTTGTCCATGAGCATAGTAACCACCGCGGGAAAAAGCTGGCGAAGAAGATGCACCGATAACGATTAAAGCCATTAACGCAATGATAATTTTTTTCATTGATGAGCTCGCTGTGTAGTACCGCCGATTGACGGAAAACTAACAATAGGATAAGAGCTCTCTTTAAGCAATGTTTGTAAGGTAATGTAAAGAAACATCCTTTTAACGATTGATGACTATGCAGTCAATTTCGCCCTATTTACAGCCCCAAATAAGCGGCTTAATAGGATGATGGCAGGTCTTTAGGTGGGCTTTATGTTGTTAAATCGTCAGGGTATTTGCTAATCTGTTTCCGATTGCAATCAAAGGAAACAATTATAATGAAAAGGTTAATAGCAGTGGCGTTGGGTGTGGTGGTTTTATCTGGATGTGCTTCCTCAGGTAACATGGCTCTCCAGAAGGAAAGCGAGACCAGTATCCAGGCAAAAATAAAAGAAGGAGTCACTACCAAAGCACAGGTTAAATCAAATTTTGGTTCTCCTGATACCGTTAATTTTACTGATGGTGGTAAGGAAATTTGGAAATATGGATTCGCTAAGCTTAGGATAAACGGCACGACGTTCATACCATTCTACGGTATGTTCCATAACGGGACTCATGGAACTAAGAAAGAACTAACGATCCTCTTCAATGGTGATGTAGTAGAAAAATACAACATGTCAGAATCTGCCGTTGAAACAAAATCCGGCTGGGCTGACTAGTAAATCATAGGAGTCTTAAGGTGAAAGCTATTCTGTTCATCGCAATGGTAATTCTTCTTTCTTCTTGCAATAACAGTGATGATAAAGCTGTTATTGCAAATGTTGAAGTTAAAATAACCAATAAATTTAAGGTTGCGTTTGGTGGATGTGAGGCTTATTCATTCTTGAAAGAATCGGAATCACCAGAGTTTAGACGAGAATATCTGCGTCATTGTGACTGGGATATCGATCCTAACAGCGTTAAATTTTCAGAGATGAAAGTTTATCACCATGAAGCTTTTACAGTTGTTTGCGGCACGGTAAGCGGTAGAACTAACCTTAGCCGCCAGGGGGCGAGGTTTGTTGAGATTTACGAACAAAAAAATGGGGCGCTTATACAATCTAAATATAGTGGTGTAGCTATGAGAAATGTTTCAGGAATGCCCGTAGAAACCTATCGAAGTTATTACAAAAAATATTGCAATTGATTGTTAACCATTTAATTAATGAACCTCGCCTCCGCGGGGTTTTTTATTGCCCGGAGAAAAGTAAATGACTGATAAGCAAAACGCCGGATCTATTTATTACGATGTCGAACTCGAAACGGCGCAGCTTCTCAGTGGGGCTAAGCAAGTTAACTCCGCGCTTGATGGCATGGAGTCATCTGCTAAAACTGCCAGCAAGGCAATAGACAATATCGCGAAAGACACCAAATCAGCATCCTCTTCTCTTAATCAACTTACTGGATATGCAAAGTCCACAGACGGTTCGATTCAAACACTGAACACCTCAGTAAGCGCTATGGCGGTTGCCATTCAACAGGCTAACACCTCATCAGCAGCGGCGAACATGACATTAGCACAGTTGAGTGGGGCGACTAATTCACTTGTGAGCGCGGTAACATCCATAGCCGATGCCATGAAGCAGGCAGGCTCAACAACATCAACCGCAACTAATGAGTTTTCTCGTGCTGAAACAATCATTGAGGGGCTGGGTAACCAAATAGCCATTCTTGATGAGGCTCAGGAAAATGGAGCACGCAGTGCGGCCATTCTCGCAGCTCAGCTTCGCGCTGGCTCCGGCGCTACCGATGAGGAAAAGCAGAAGATAGGCCAGCTTACTGCGCAACTCTTCGACATGAAGAATACCACTGAGACCGGGTCAAAAAGCCACGTTAACTGGAGAAACAGCATGCAGCAGGCTGGTTACCAGGTTCAGGACTTCATTGTACAGGTGCAGGGTGGGCAGTCAGCTTTAGTTGCATTTAGTCAGCAGGGTTCTCAGCTTGCGGGTGCATTTGGACCATCAGGCGCTGTATTTGGCGCTATCTTAGCTTTTGGTACAGTCATCGTAGGCACGCTCATGAAGGCAATGGGGGATGCCGAAGACACGATGAAAGATCTCGCAACCGCGACGAATGCCTTAGATCAGGTGATCAACATATCCCAGTCAGGTGTCGCTGCTTTGTCAGATAAGTATGCCTTATTGGCGAGAACTAACGCAGAAGCGGCAACAATCTTACGCAACCAGGCCTTGATAGAGTACAACCAGGCAATTGCTAAGATTCCCGCGGCTATTACAAATGCCTCAAACTCTATTATCAGTTTTGGCGACGCAGTGCTGTCTGGGCTGGGCGGTGGCTATGCATCTATCCAGAACTTTGGTTCAGCACTTGAAGCCCTAAGCATCAAAACTGGAGATTATGGTCAAGCAGTAAGCCAAGCTCAGGCGGCCGGAACAGCATTTTCCGCAACTACTAACGGTATGATCAACACTGTTGGCGCGATCGCCAGTCAGTTTGGAATCTCTCAGCAGCAAGCATACTCATTGGCTTTGCAGTTGGATAAAGTTGCGAAGACAAAGTCACCTGAAGCACTCAAGGCGCTCGTGTTGCAGTTACAAAGCATGAAGTCCTCTACAGATGATGGGCAAGCTGCCATTACCACATTTGTAGGAAAACTTGTTGATTTAGTGAGGGAATCGGCTAATGCAAAGGACAATATTTCCGCTTTAAAGGGGGAGATGGATAACCTGACAGCCGGTCAGAAAAACCTGATCACACAGTCTCAGCGTGAGCTTGCACTATCCAAACTCCAGGGCGCGGCAAGAGCAAGATTGCAGGCACTTTACAAAGCTGAGGATGCTGGATTTTCTGGTGATAGTCCTCAGGCAAAGCAACTACAGAGCGAGGCCGAGGCAAGCTATAACAACGCTCAGGCCATAAGAGATCAAACAAAAGCCAAGAATGATGCAGCATCTGCCGCTAAGAGGCTTGCTAATGATCAGCAAAACGTTGTTCAAAAGCTTCAGTCAATGACACAGCAGTCCCAAGCGGCGCAAGACTCTGCTGCTGATCTGGTTGCATCTTACGATAGCCTCAAGGCGGGGCTAGCTAGTTATAACCGTGAATTGGCTATCCAGAAAGCAGCCAGGTCTCTTGGTAAGGGAGCAACTGCGCAACAAATTCAGGAGGCGAAGCAACTCGCAGCAGCACAGTACGACGCCGAGCAGAAAGTCAAAGACCTTAAAGATGCGATCGCCGCAGACCCAGTTAGGCAGGAAAACACCTCTTTCAACGACACTACAGCTCAACTATCTAGGCAGTTATCCACAGGGATAATCACCCAGCAAGAGTATAACACTCGCTCTGAGAAGCTCGCGCAACAACATAAGGCTAAGCTGGCCGAGATCTCTGCAGAGCAGGTGGTCTCCCCGACTCAACAGGCTGTCGCTCAGGTTGATCCAATACAGCAATTGGCTAATGAGAATGCGCAGAAGTTGGCGCTCATTAAGCAATTCATGGCTCAAAAGGTGTTAACTGAACAGCAAGGTTTATTGCTGATGAATGCGGCAAACACCCAATATGAGCAACAGAGGGTTGCAGCTCAGTGGGCGTTGTTCACTCAGCAGAGCACAGGGTATCAGGCACTTGGGGCTGCGGTCGATGCATTTGGCAGTAACGCAGGTTCGGCATTGTCTGGAGTAATAACCGGGACGGAATCTGCTTCTGAGGCTGCAAGGAATTTAGCAAACACAATCCTCAGCAGTGTGATTCAAACTTTCGTTGATATGGGAATTCAGCAAGCCAAGTCCGCCATAATGGGGGCCAGCACTCAGCAAGCAGCGATTGCAGCTACAACCACAGCTCAGGTATCTGGACTGGCGACCACGACGGCGGCCAGCACGGCTGCTGCGGATACAACGTTAGCATCTTGGTTACCAGCTGCATTGGTGGCTTCTGTTGGCTCATTCGGTGCTGCGGCGATAGTTGGCGGGGCTGCACTGGCGAGTGCCTTTGCTTTATCCAAAGTGCTTGGTGGTCGTAAAAACGGTGGCCCAGTAACCGGCGGCGGGATGTACAAAGTTGGTGAATCTGGCCTGCCTGAAATATATCAGGCCAGCAATGGTAGCCAGTACATGATCCCTGGCGATAATGGCCGTGTGCTCAGCAATAAGGACTTGCAGGGCGGGAGTGGTGTCAGCGTGCAGATCAATATCACTAACACCTCATCCGGAGCGCAGGTTAGCCAGCAAGGATATTCTGACCAGAACGGGCAAGCCGTGATCGAATTGCTGGTAAGCGATTTGGAAAAGGGCGGCCAAGTATCTAACACCATCCAGTCCACTTTTGGGTTAAACCGTAGGGCAAATGGAGATTATTAAATGGCAAACGTAGCCTACCCTCAATGGCTGCCGCTGCCACAGCGTGCCAGCCAAAACATGACGCAGGATACGGGGTTTATAACCACTCAGCCCGCAGTCGGTCCTGCGATATTCACCCCGATAACCACGGATTTGAAAGCCACTTGGTCGCTGACATGGATATTCACTCTTGCCCAGGCTGAGATATTCAAGTCATGGCTGCGCAGCCCGAATTACTGCGATAGGGGACGGGCATGGTTCACTATGCCGATAGATCTTGGCGATACTCAGGGACCTCAAGATCAGACTTTGCATTTCGTATCGATGCCGGTGCAGACCAGCAAGGACGGGAATACCGTCACCTGGACCGCCAGCGTCATCAGTAACGGGATTAGTGACATTACTGAGGACTATGACGACAGGATAGTTGAGACCCAGCCTGAGTCTGGTTTCTGGATGGATTTGTTAGTTTCGGGGATCTTGCCTTATGACCAGTCTTAGGGAATGGAAAGAGCGGAGGCCAGCATCTGACCTTAAGCAAACGGTTGAGTTTTATCATCCTGCTTTTGGGTATTACCGGGTGGTGAACAACTTGTTTCTGCCCGCGTCTTTCGGAGGGAATGATTACGAGCCAGCCAGGTTTAGCGTCACTGAGCCAGCGCAGGATGGTACGGTAACGATCGCAATGACAATTACCTTCGTCGCGGCCACAGAGCATGTTCGCAAGACGCTTAAGTCATGGCGCGGGGCGTCAAGGATGACGGCCATATCCTGCAAATATGGTATCTGGGAGGCGATAGGCGATTTGTCTGCACTTAAGGCCTATACGCTCTATGTTAAGGACATCTCGATAGACGCAAATAGCGTCACGATCTCCTCAGGCATGACGAACCCATTAACACTGGCTAACCCCATCATTTACACCACCGAAAATTTTCCTGGCCTAAAGAACCTATGACGAATGATGAATTTGTTCGGCTTGTTAACGGCAAGCCGTGGAAGAATCGCGCCTGTACCTTCAAGGAAATGGACTGTTGGGGGCTTGTCGTCCTGTATTACCGGAGCGTGATGGGCATTGAGTTACATCACCTTGAAGGGTATGAGGCGGGCAAAGACTTCGTTACGTGTTACGAAGGCGAGAGCGAGTTTTGGGCTAACCAGCCAGTGGCCACCGCTGGATGTATAGCGGTCTTTTATCGCGGTGATGTGCCGTCGCACATCGGGGTTATGTTAACGCCTACAAAATGCCTTCATTCTCGTGGTGAAAGCGGTTTCGTGCGCATTGATAGCAGCCTTGCATTAATGAAGGTATACAGCAAAGTGGAGTTCAAGAGGTATGGCCAAGTTTGAAACACAGCGTCTACCAGGCGCACCATTGGAACGTGGCACGGTGCGTGATGGCACAAAACTAATAGACTGGCTTAATGCTCAGAAGCTTCATAACAACGTTGTAATACGGCTTAATGGCCGAGAGCTTGAGGATGATTTTGACATCACCTATCGCCTGAGGAATAGCGATTTCCTGAAGGTTTTTGACCAGCCTGAGGGTGGCGTGGGGAAGTTGATAACCTCAATAATTAAGCCGGTTACGAAAGTCCTCTCTAGCCTCCTTGGCAATAACCAAAAAACGCCTTCGACATCAATATCCACCGGTGAATCAGCCAACAATGAACTCACTGGGCAGACCAATAAGGCAAGGCTTTATAAAGGGCGTCCAAATATTTATGGGCAGATTAGGGCTTATCCAGATCTCATCCAAGAGGCCCTATTCGAATATAAGGACGACACTAAATATATTACCGAGTGGTTCGAAGTTGGATATGGAAAATACACCATATCATCCGTGCGTTATTCGGAGTCTAACCTTGGAAATTTGGCCGGTGGCAGTTACTCAATTTATCAGCCTGGTGATAGCCTGGGAGATATCGAAACCGGATATATGTTCGACGACGTGGATAATGAGGAAGTGCCCGGCCTGAATGAGTCTGCAAGCTTTCCTGCGCAAACGGCGACCACCACCGCGCCGGAATCAGTCTCTTTCTCGAGTAATGAGATAACGGCCATCGTTCTATCAAATGACGATAACTTCTCATATTTCGAGGCTCTTGCTGTCCCGCATCCGGTTACTTTCTCAGTGAATGCCACATGGAATGTTAACGGCTCATCAATAACTAAAACAGTCACGGGCAGCGGGAATATTACCTATTCGGTGGATAATACCGGCGATGATAGCGTGTCGCGCACGACCTTTGTGATTGGCGGCATAACTGGTGAGTTCACTTCATTGCCATCTGACGCCGTGATTAACAATACGCTGTTTACGCTGAACGACCAGACGCCTCTGGTCATTGGTCCGGCCTTGTCGCCGATCGACTCAACTCAGGTTTGGGTGCACGTTCTTGTGCAGCTTGGGGCCACATCCGGCACGACTAAATATCGGATCTCACTGTGGCGGGTAGATAGTTCGAATAATGCGATACCCGGAACAACAGAAACCTCTGATTACTTCTTTGAAAATAACTACCAGGTAACGACCAAAAACTTCCGCACGACTCACAAGTTCACGCCAGCCGCAGGAAACGGGCGCTATGCAGTCACTATCCAGCGCCTGGATAACAGCAACGACGGTAACGTTGTCACTTTGGCCGCTATACACGCCGTGAACATCAGGCAAGGTGTTGTATACCCGGATGACACTATCATCAGGGTTACCATTAAAGGCGATAACGACAGCAACAGTAACCGCGAACAGAAATATAACGTGCTCGCCCAAAGGAACGTTATTTCCTACAACGCTTCAACTGGGCAGATTGATTACACACTCAGGGCATCCAGGTCGTTCGCTGATGCTGTGCTTAATGAGTGGGTCGACATCGGCAATCAGGATGCCGCAAGACTGGATCTTGTTGCACTTTATGGCATAAGTGCGTCATTGAGTGACCCGCAGCTCGGATATTTCGATTACACGTTCTCCGATGCCACGCAATCTCTGGGGGAGCGTATTCAGATCATTTGTAATGCTGCCAGGGTAAACCTGAATTGGGTCGGCGATGTCATGACATTCTGGCGTGATGAGGCCGTGAGCTATCCTGACGCTGTTTTCGCCCGATCTAACATGTTCTGGGATGAGTATAAGGTCGCATATAGCATGTCGTTGCCGGGTGGTTACAACGGGGTCACACTTGACTACACGGACCCAACCACTAATGAGAAGGCCTATATTTACCTTCAGATTGATGAGAACGGGATCACTGAGGTAGGAGATGCCACAAGCAACGCCAACCAGATCAGCCTGTCGGGGTCCAGTAACGTTGTGCAGGCGAGGGACAGGGCTTATCTCGAAGCGAGAAAGATACTGTATTCACGCATAACCATGACAGCCAAAGTGCTTGAGTCCACTCAGGTCATGCGCGGCACGGTTGTCCAGTGTCCTGATATGTACGACAACGAGCAGCAGACCGGATACCTCAAGGGGCGTGATGGGGATGTGTTTCAGACCTCTGAGATTATCGACTTCAGCCTGGGTGATATGTGGGTCGTGATGACGGACAGTGACGGCAATTATCGCGGCAGGTGGCGGGCCTATGCTGTTGACAACAGCCCGCGAGCATTCAGCGCAACAGCGGATCAGTTTGCATTGAACATTTACGATGGAAGCCTTGTTCAGTCACCATCACGCTATTTTATCGCCACCGATTCGGAGCTTAATTCAACGCTATGGCGCGTTGACAGTGCCAAGCCTAACGGCGATGACACCCAGACTCTTACGCTGACCGAATACTCAGACTCCATCTACTCATAAATCAATAAATGAAAACCATCAGATTCAATTCTGAGGGTTTCGCTCGCCTGTTACGAGGTAATAATGGCTCGCGCATATAAAAACATTCCGCTACCAACACCAACTGGCAATGCCGTTCCGAGTACCGATATTCGTGACGCGATATTTGCTGGGGCAAAACTAGACGAAGAGGTAAACAGTCTCAATGAGACATATACTGACCGTCTTGGTAATTTCCACACAACCGCCCACGGAAGGGATATCAAATTTTCTGCGCAAATGGTCAGGCAGGCTATCCAGTCAAATGCCCAGTTGGCGCAGCAGGCCACTACCTTTAAGGCGCAGATAAGCCAGGAGGACAACGACTGGCGGCAGCAGGCGCAAACGCAGCTGCTGGCAGCTGTCGCACAAAGGCAAGCGGCCGCATCGGCGATCACGGCTGCTATTCAGGCTTCCGGGTATCAGGTACTGGGCAATTACGCCGCCAGCATGACGTTAACCGCATATAACCAGGTGATCATAGCCAACGGCGTGCAGTATAAGCCCGGCCCTAATATTGTCTTACCGTATACGTTGACTGGCGACTCTGCGACGGACCTTAAGTATTTCGTCTCCGCAGGCAGCGGCGTACTGGCTACCGACCTGTCTAAGCCAACGGGTGCGGGGCAGCTTGGCACATTATCCGGCGGGACCGT